GTCGTCTCCCATGATGGCGAGGGCCACTTGGGTTTCAAGTTGCTGTTGCGTGAGAGCTGGGTTGAGTTTGTGGAGGCAAAACCAGTGGGACAGGGCGTTGATAATGGAGTTGGTGAGACAGGTGTCGGCAGCACCAGACTTCATCGTGCCCTTAACTCGAAAACGCGTGCCATACGTGCCTTTCCCCCGTGTATCAAAGGATTGTGCGGTTTTGAAACCGAGGAAGTGTTGGGCATGTTTTCCGCCTGCGCGAGCTAGCACACGCGTTGCAAAGCGTTGCCACTCATCCGTGATGGTCGAGTCGTAGTTGGTCATATCGTTCTCCCAGAAAGACGAACGTTGTTTGCGGTAGCGCGTGTACCACGCGCTGAGTTCCTCAACGGTCTTTCCGGCCGCAAAAAAAATGTGGTCATTCCAGAGGTGGTGGAGTTGCCGTTGGTAGGCCGCGACAAAGAGGGCCATCCAGATCGTGGGCTCGGGCCCAAATGAGCATATGGCCCGAGGAACGAAAGCTGGATCCCAGCCACGCCATGTGGCTTTGCCATATTTGTCTCTTTTGACAAACGCCTTGATCTGAGTGAGTTCTTCATATTCCTCGTCCGTTAGTACAACTCCGTCAATGCACCGATACGCACGACGAAAAAGATCTTTCTGCTGCGCGTTGTACTTCGTTCCCTCGAGGTATGTTTCAAGATCCAAAGGCTGAACGCGGCACGGCATGGTTGGAGCCATCCACTCCTCATACCAATCCTCAAATTCTTTGAAGAACTGCGCATCAATAAGGGGTGTTTGCGCACACTGCCGCAATCGCAACGCTGCTTCCTCGTTTCCCGCACTGCCCGCTGCAGTGCACTGTGGTTGTGCCACAACTTGAGGCCCAACCCGCTGCATTCCCCGCAGTTGGGTTCGCCGCCGCGTCTCCCGACTTGTGACCGTGCACCCGGGCTTGAGGGGTTGAGCAACCCTACTGTCCCGAGCGCATTTTGGACACAAGTCAGTCCCCACCCACCTGCGCTTTCCGCAAGCGCATGGGGTGAAGGCTTCAGCTGCCCTCAGAGCGTCATCATTGCGTTTGAAGTGGGCTTGCACAGCCCAATTGGTGTAGGTGCCAAGATACGGTGTGGCACCCTCCAAACGTGCTTGAACGGGATAACCCAAATCAGCGGCCTGCAAGGCCGCTGTTGCCTCACGTAGGTCATCAGCAACTTCCTTCGGTATCAAACCAGCTCGCGCGAGTTCATCGTAGTAGTGGATTGGAGTGAGGTTGCGTTTGACGCATCGCTGCAACATCCGCAACGCTCTCCAACAACGCTTTTCATGCGAATCTCGCTGAGCTGCGTTCCCGTCCCCTCGGCCTTGATCAAGCAGAAGGTCGGTATCAAACACGAAGCTGGATTGCTGTCTCGCTTGCCAATGGGTTTTCCCCGAACATGGGGGGGCGTAAATGGTTGTCAACCCTACTTCAAGGGTTCGTGGGAAGTAGGTGCGTCCGCCGGGCGCTTTTTTGTACCAACCGCGATAGCGTTCCAAGGCTGCGCCTTGTAAACCGCGCTTGACCGCATTGGTCTCCCAACGGATCGGTGAAACCTTCACAACCCAGACACCAGGGCGTCGACCAATGGTCGATGCATTTGTGATGAACGCCACTGGCATCTCCCCCAAATTAGACGCTCCGACGGGGTTTCGCAGCTGGCGGCCTCAGCAGACACCGTCAAGGTGTCGTGCCAACTGGTCATCGCTTCGCTTGACCAAGCACAACGCCTTGGCTGTGACTGCCGTGGCCGCCCGAACCAACTCCTCCCCCGGACATTCCAGTCGGCTTAGTTCAGACACGATCCGAGTGCGAATCGTGGTCGCTGTGGTACGCGACGGATCTAATCTCGATGCGAGTGGCACCACCGAGAACAAAACATCTC